TCAGGAGTACGTTTCTCAGCAATAGTCTTGTTAGCCATGAGCTGAGCTTGACGTTCTCTAGGAGAGTTGTACAAAGCGTCATTAAGCTTCTTCTGTAGAGACTCAACTTGATCCTTGTACTTGACTTTAGCTTCCTTGGACATGGTCATGTTAGGAGTCTTACTAATTATAGACTCACCTTTCGTACGCATCTTACCAAGAGCGTTGATGTAATTACCGTACATGTTTTCAATAGCAGTACCAGAACCTAGTTTCTTAGCATCATCTACCATATCAACATTTGGTGTAAAGGAAATAGTTTTTGTTTTCTTGATCTTCGGAGCCAATCTAGGATTAGCAGCTAGTTCTTCAGCAGTTCTTTCCTTGTACCAGTGCTCGGTCTCACGGTAATCAGTCTTCGATCTAGAAATAAGAGTTGATGCTCCACTAGATATCTTTCCAGTTACCACATCATAATGTTCTTGATATTTCTTTTTAAGCTGATCAATATTATTCTCTCGTTCAGATCGTTTATAATCCAGACTATGTTTCTCGGCATCAATAACAACCATTGAATGTTTAACCGCTCTAGCGATTTCGGATTGTGATGCACCTTTAAGAGTCATGTCTGTAATAAGATTCGATACAACACCCATTTGTTTTTGGGTATCAATCTTTGGTGGCTTAGGAGTATAATAACTTTTGGAATCGAAGTTCTTTAATTCTTTTAAAGAACGACTTGTTTTAATTCCATTATTGTTGTTAGGAATAACCATAACGGAGTCGCCATCGAAATCGGCACCAGATAATTTAGATGCTACAGATGAATCAATACCGATTGCATCCTTTGCGCCTTTCATAAATTTAGCTGGGCCTTTATCCAATTTATTATTAACAGTTAATTCTGGTAACTCGAAAATACCACCATGAGGATAACGAACAAGTACAACCTTTTCACCATTCTTAAAGTTCGGAGCATATACTTCGTTAGCTTTAATACCAGATAAAGGTAATAATACTTGTCCTTTCATTCTATCGAAACCAACCATTTTAAGATGTTGACGTTTAACAGTTAACCCATCAACAAAATCTTGCATCATTACTTTCTTAACGACAGGATTTGTTAGTGCATTAATTTCATCAAACTCTTTCTTTAGTTTATCGTATGTCTTTTCGATACGACCTTTAACTAAAGCTGGTGGCTGTTTAGATAAGAACTGGGAAGATAACGTTTTAGACCAAGTGTTCCAATCACCTTCCTCATTTACTTTATTGATAGCTCCCGATTGTTTTTTAATCGTAGCACCAAATGGATTATCGGGATCATCTTTCAAAGGTTTAAGTACTTTTTCTTTAGGCGTTCCTTGCTTCTTGTTGGTGTTGAAAATAACATCGACACCTTTAGGGAAGTCTTTAGGATCGCCATAGACAGCCATACCTTTTAAATAATGAGTTCTATTAACCCCAATACGAACTTGGGCATAACGAGCCTTACCAAGATCCAGGTCTTTTACTCCTGGACGTAATTCCATTACACCATCTTTGTCCGTACCACCTTGCTCATCATATCGAATACCTACACGCTTCCAATCAATATGCTCAATAGGCTTAAGACCTAATGAAGATTTACCTTCAGCATCAGTATGAATATGAGGAGGTGTAATTTCATGCTTGTGTTCCCTAACAACAGCAGGATCTGCCTCTTTAGTTAACACTTTCATTTCAACCCAGTGATCATCGTTTGTAGCATTCTTAACATATACTGTATGTTTGTGATATCCTTCGGATTCCAATTGTTGTACGGCACGTTTAAGAGTGCTTTCATTCACACCGAGTTGTTGTGCTGATCCCAAACCAACGTCGAGATATGGATTCTTCTCAATAAGACCTTTGATATCGGTCTTAATTTGTTCCATGCGATTTACATTATTACGTACTTTCGCATCCAAATTCATACGAACGGTTGATTCAGGAATACCTGTTCTACGAGATATCTCGATAGATCCTAAACCTTGATCGGCTAATTCTTGGATCCGACTAATATTATGTAATCGAATCTCATGCTTTGCAATATTATTCCTTTTACGGAATTCAGTTGTTGTAATACCTAGCTTCATTGCTATTTGCGTATCGGATAATCCTGATCGCCTGTATTTAACAACTCTATCGGACCATGAAGTAGCCCGCTGAAATGAATTTTCGCCAGATCCCCAAGCGTAACGACCACTATGTGGAATACTACCTTGGTGCGGGGTTCCTCTATGTTCGAGCATATCATCATATGCTTCTTGCAGATTCATGAACAATATCCTTTCTATTTAGGTTTACTTTCAAGAATTCCCGAGAACTCTTTAATTGTATGATATACGTCATACACGTCTTCTGCTTCTGGAATATATGTCTTAATGTCATTACCTTGATAAATACGGAGTTCAAAATCCGTTTTCTCGGGCTTAACACCATACTCCAAGCAGAAATAAGCAGCATATACTAATAGCTGTTCCATTTTAGGTTTGGTAACGCCAGTCTTTAAATCATGAATTCTAAGAAATCCGCGAGGATTATCTTTCTTAGGAGGTTCATAACGAATAGCATCGGCAGTACCAAATGCATATGGACTATAAAATAATAGTACTTCACTATCCATGCGATATCCAATTGCGTCATTTACAAAATTAGCAACGGCTGGGTGAGTATTACCAGGCATCAATTTGATTTTGTGTCTGATAGCCTCACTAGCAAATTCGTGTAATTCAGTTCCACGTTGCTTAGCCTGTTCGTTTTCGAATCTGCTAATTATCTTGTCTGGTGTGTAATTTAACCAGTGACATTGGCTCGCACTAAGGAATGAGTGACGACCCTCGTACTCTGGATGTCTGTTCCATTTCATCGAGCACTTCCTCCTTGTTCTCAGGATAGATGGTTCGAGCCCAACCGCCGTTTGTATTATAATGATTTAAATAATACTCTTGATTCGGTCGATATGGGGCTTTAGCCGATTTCTTCACTTCCAAATGATAGGAATATGGCCCAACGTCAATAGATAAGTCAGGAATGCCTTGAATATAGTTAGGATCATTCTTCTTAACAATAGCTTCAGGGATTCGTGTCTTAATATCTTTAATCAATTGTTTTTGGAAATCTCGTTCCAGTTTGGACATGTGTTCTCCACCCAATTCCTTTCATTAAATTTCTTTTTGCTTCGAATGGAGCGTTCGATAGCATCATCAATAGAAGCCGGGGACTTCAAATAAATGTAATAAAGATCTTCAAAGGAGGTATTCACTCGATTAATTCGTCCTTCCGATTGCTCCATTATTCGGTAAGAATAGTTAAGCGAGTAAAATAGAATCGTATCAGTAGTTATACAGTTCCATCCCTCGGCTCCGGCCGTATATTGCACTAGATATACCCAGGTTTCAGCGTCTGGGATAGCTTCATGCTTTTGACCGTTCCATTGATAATATGCCCTATTTAATTCTTGACAAATCTCTTTGAGAATATCAAGTTCATAGGTGTAGTTATAAAAGACAATGACTTTATCACGAGTCATAATCTCTTGTTTCGCATGAATTCTACGACGATCGCTTGTATTTATAATACGTCTAAGCACTTGTGTGAATTCAGATGCGTTCATTATAGGTTCTTCAGTATATGGATTAAAGCGACTCTTGATTACAGATTTGTATAAATCCTTATCGAAGTCGGCATTAATATACTTACGATGCAATTTAGTAGTTCTAAAGTCTTGCATTGGAACTGCTAAATAACGTCGGAACCTTTCCAATTTATCGGTCTTGTGATATCGTCTGATCTGAGGAAACTTAGAATATGGATTGTACTCCACATGCTGATCCACAAAATCAGTTTTGTTTCGATAGAAATTATTGGCTATGAAAATACACATCCAATCCATCCAAACATCACCTGGTGTTGCGGTTAACATTATCCAATTGTTCTTTCGAGCAATATGAATGAATGCCATACCCCATTTACCATAACCGATTGCGCGTTGTTCGTCAAATATAAAGAATGCATCTTTCACATCAGTATACTTTTCGATGTTGTTCCAGGAATCAACAACGCCATCAATTCCTAAGGCTTCAAAATCTCTATGCCATTCTCGATCGTTTCGTTTCTTAGCGACCGTAATAATATAGAGAGGCTTATCAATATGGTTCTCCATATAATAAAATAGGCCGGTCAAGGATTTACCCGAACCGACCTTTCCGCACAATACAGAACCGTTATGTAACCTATCAACCGCCTTTCGCTGATAGGGATATAACTCAATAGTCATTAGAACCCATACTTACGTTCAAGTGGACTTGGAGCAACGTGAATATACGCATTCTTCAAATCAAGACGAGCGTAAGTCCCTTCATCACTTGGTTCGCGACGACGGATGGTCATATCGACACATTGCATTTCCATTTCATCAATTAATTGGAATTGATCCTCTGTTAAGAACTGACGATTTTGTGCACATACCGGATCATCAACATCACATACGCCGTTTTCGTCATCATAGATCAAAGCAATTGATGGAATTGCGAATTTAGTATAAACCTTAACCTTGAAATAATGGAATGGTTCATACATGTCAGGGTTCTCGGCCATTTTCTTAGCCATTTCGTCATCTCGTGGCTTAGGCTCCCACAATTTGACATTAACACCATACTGTTCGGCAAGGATTTGAGCATCTTCTGGAGACACTACTACGTTAAAATAACGATCACCTGCATGATTGTATCGTTCTTCTCGTCCTGCGAAGTTTGGTTTAAAGGCAAACTCAACATCTTCGAGGATGATTTGGTGATTAGAAGCTTGTAATAATTTTGTCATGATTATGTCCTTTCTATTTTGACGAGTGTTTGACAAAGTGCAACAAAAAATGAAAAGAGCGCAAAAATCCTTGAATTTTGTTGTTCCTTTCTATTATGTGCCATGTAATTTCTGCGAAGTTTTTACAAACCCCGAGCGACTGCCCAAAAAGTTAGGCAGCCATTTCTTCGGGTTGTTCTTCATTTAAGCCAAGTGGTTCGATATAATCCTTAGGCATGTCATCAACAATCATATTGATATCGCCAACCTTCATGATTTTCTTCAAACCAGCAATAGCTAATTTATCATAGTAGTCGAAATCAATATCTTCATAATCGAATTCCGACGTTTGTTTGAATTTGAATCCTTTTGTTCCAGTTACAGATTTGAAATTCTCATTATCTTCTGTCCATAAACATTCTGCTCCAGTCTTAGAAGCATAAATAGATCCAACTTTACCAACGAATTCGTCACCAAGATAAATATGACCTTTGGATTGCTTAGTGATAAAGAAATCTTGATCGGTCAATTCTTCTTTTGTCCAAACCCGTTTGAGTAAATATGGATTAGCGAACTCTGCTCCGGTCGGTGACCAACTACCATCTTCAAGCTGAGCAATATAAACCGCGTTATTAATTAACGCCATACGTTTATATGTATGTTCGTGGTCGAATTTATAGTTGTATTCAGGCCGCTTACCAAATTCATCAATAAGCTTAACAACTTTATCATCGCCGTCTGGAACTTTAACAGAGTCCGTCTTAATATGACAGACTTGATAACCTTCTTCTTCCAAATAGAATTTAAGATCCACCATAAATAAAGCTCCACGCTTAGCAACAATGTTGTCAATATTATCTTTGTGTTTGAATTTATTATCAAACGACGCCGAAGTCATACCATAAACGGCATTAATAGCGATCTTCAATGCAGACACCAACGGTTTACGGTATTCTGGATTATCCAAGAATGGTGCGAGCTTACCGTCAAACATAAGTTTAACTTCAGCAATCTTGTTATGTTTTAATAACACGCGCACTTTAAGTAAGTCGGCATAACGTTGAGTATATGGGCCGAAGTAATTCATATTGATCAAACTATTCGGGTGCATTGATTCAACGTCATCTAAGATAACATTTTTATATACGCCAGGTTCGGCATACACAAATCCACCTTCTCCAGTTTCATAACCACGATATGTAGATTTACCGAACTTGTATTCGTATCCAGGGAATGTCTTACTTAGGTCTGTGTAAATAAACTTATCTTGTGGACGAGGATCATCTCCGAAGATAAATAATGCTGTGAGCTGATTGTTCGTCGCGTTCATAGATCCACCGGATATAGTGGCCAAGATCTCACGAGCAATATAGTCAGCGTATGTCGCATCAAATACTTTCTCAGTAGCCATTACGTCGTTGACACAGTATTCAACAACAGTATCAACTAAATCATCTGGGACTGGTTGATCCCAAGGGATTTCCATTTCGACGTGGTTAATACCAAGATCTACTTCCCAACGCTTCAAAGATTGTTTCTTCTGAGCATACTCATAAATATCAGCGTAGCTCAATTCATAAGCTCCTGCGTACATACCAGTCTTCGCGTTCTTCTCGTTGATAATTCTTTGGGACTGTCGGAATAACTCCATGTTTGTCCCTCCGAGCAATCGAGCGTAGAGAATATGGTTATCGTATCGACGGTTGTTGAAACCAACTAGAGGGAACGAACATAAATATTCAATTTGATCTGGCGTAGGATTTATCCATCGCACATATTCATCCTCGCCATACTTCTTCCAAACCACAACAAATAGATTTGGATATACCTCAATATCGAAGAATACAATTTCTTCTTTGGCAACGATTTTAGTTCCTGTCGTCAACTCCGTCTCGGTCTTACCGTCGTCATCACGAATTGAAGACCAAGGGATCTTCATAAATACATCCAAGCAATAATCTTTTTGATTAGAAGATTGTAATGCTCGAAGAAATACTGAATGCTTAAGATCTGACAAGTCATATTTCAATCCTGCATCATATGCTTTATGTATTTCATGAGAAATCCAATCAATAGTTGGTTTAGTATTTGCGTGGCTAGGTTTCTCCCCAGGAATAAGTCCTAGTTGTTTCTTAACAAATTTACGGAGAGTCTTCTCGGTATAGGTAATATCTTTTACGGTATCATACATCACTATCTCCTTTTTCTCTTTCATCGGCAGTCCCGACGAAATATGAGATACTTCAATATCGTTTGATGCATTATCAATCCGTCGTAAAGACGCCTTTCCCTTGTAAACTTTAATTTCGACATGGTCTTCAACGACATTGTCTAATAAATTAACATCACCGTCATATAAATAATGCAAGTGAATACCTTTTCCGGATTTAGATACTTCAGCATATGTCGGGGGATACTTCGACGCAGCCTCTTTATTTAATTCCAGACTTTTCTCTCCATTCTCGTCTTTAATATCAAAGTCGAGAATAATATGTTGTAGTGGGACTTTCACCCAGTGCAATTTACTCGTATCGATTTCTTTTAGCGTTGTGATAACCTCGTCCCATTTCTGAGATGGATTACCATTACTCAAAGCTTCCTGAGCGGGATAATGAGCAGCCAATTTGTTAAATACTTCATTATGGTATTTAAAGTCTAACCAATCACTAACTTTATTCTCAGGAATATCGTCCGAAACAACGCCTTCAGGAAATGCTATTGACCATCTGAAACCTTTAAAGAAATTCTTAATACGTACACCGTCAACAACTGTGTCTTTAACCATCGTATCAAAATATCTAAGAGCTTCGCGTTTGATCGTGGCTTTATAACCATCGGTTTTCCAACCCATGTCTTCAAGATAATTCTTGTAAAGCTCTGAAATTTGTTTTAAACTAATTCCATCTTTCATTTGCATCGCTTCACTTCGAATGAAATCAAAGATATGGTCTGTCTGTTCTGCCATGTCAACATCAAAGTAATCATCAAAATAATCGAATCCTAATTGTTCAAATCGACTAATTGCAAGATTAGCAATATAAGGCAGCTCGTATTTGATTTGGTTCATCAACGAAATATAGTCTTTGTGAGAAACTTTATTGCCGCTTGGATTTACTACAACTGCTCGTCGAGTAATACCCGAATCAACATTTCGAACTTTATATCGTTGGTTTGATGCAGTGATAAGTAAACCACTAAATGTAACATCGTATTGTTCTTTATACTTTTGGTTGACCGAAATAGTTTCATGACTTGTCAGTTTCAATAACGGGGTGTCGTTATAAATATGACTGATGTCAGTATCCTCGTCGATCAACAATGGAACTTCTTTAATTTGTCCTGTTGCGAATGGGTCATTACTCGTCAACAATTTCAAATCAATAGTTCCACAATATTCCTCAAACAACCATCTGAATATCTTGAGTACAGTTCCTTTACCGCTACCTTTCGATCCGTACAAATACATGAACTTCTCAACCTTATACATGTTGTTAGTAAATAAGGCTCCCATGAACCAAAGAATTTTGTCTAGTTCTGTTGGTGTATACAGTGTACCGATCAATTTCATGAAAGCTTCGGGTTCGCCATCAGTTGGTGAATATGACAACTGAGTAGTAGCATAATCTCTTCTCTGCATTTTATGATCAGCGAATAATACCTTCTGGTTGAATGGAGTGTCAGTTTGTTCGGTGGCTTTACAATAGTCAATAAATAATCGGAACTTGCCACCAGAAGCTTTCCGAATTTCTTTCACTTCAAT